GCCTTGTTCAAAGCGAGCAAAGTTTAATTGATATTGTTCTATTTCTCCTCTATACTGATATGTATAAGCAGTTGCTCCATCAACTATTATAGGAGCAAATCTGTCGGGTATAGCAGTTGTATCTGTTGCTGCTGATAAATCTGCGGCAAAAGTAAAATAATCATATTTTAACGCATATGTTTTATTAGGAAATGGATATAATAAATAATTATTATCTAGTGTTCTAATAATGTATAATGGAACACCCCCATTATCAAACTCTGCTACTTGTACATCATCTGCATGTGCAGCCGCAGTAGTTGAATTAGCACCTCGTGTTACCCCTGTAAAAGTTGTAGATGTTGTGCCAGTATAAGTTACTTGTTCATTTGCAATATGGAGAGTACCTGCAGAAGAAAATCCTGTTGTACTATTCACTGTAATTGTTGTAGCAGAATCAGTTAAAGAACCATTTAAATTAGTAGTTGTTACATCATCTTCTTGTGATATGTACTTATCAACGTACTCATTATAGTTTAGTGTAGTAAGACTGCTACCACTTGTGCCTAAATCTGTATCTTTTACTATTCTAAATGTATTGTAGTCCGCATGCTTAGCATCTGTAGGCAAACTATATCTAACTGTGCCGGGAACTAACGTTTCTGTTTTAGTTGAATGATTAAAAGGGTAATTGAATTCACGTTGGTTAACATATCTTATAGCTTCATTTATGGCATTCTGTGCTTGTGTTTGTATTCCTCTAGCACTTGTAAAATTACTTGAAGTAAGTTGTACTTCGTTCATTCTTGCTAGAACACTATTAGTTAGTGTAAGATATGTTTGTGCCATTAAAAATCTCGTAGTTAAAGGGTGACAAGTTTCCCTGCCACCCTATAAAATTAAGCTGTTAAGCTAATTGGTCTCTATCGACTTCATCAGGCTTATCATCTAATCCATGCCCTGCTAAATCAATAACAGTTGCATACATTCTGAGTCTGCCTGTAGCTGGAGCAGCACCTGCAATTTTAGCATCAATAGTATCTGTAGTAGTTACAAATTGAGTGTAAGTTGAAGCTGCACTTCCCACAATAGTATTAGTTTGACCATTAGTGCCTGCTGCACAAAAACCTGTAGAGGTTATATCTGCACCGTCAATAATGTCATCACCTGCTGCAAAGTCCATGTCAAGAGTACAACTGCCTGTGAATGCTTTCATCACTTCTGCACCTGCATTTATGACTAGAGTATTTGCAGGTATTTCTAATACCTGAAAGATGTCTCCGTCTGAAAAGCTACCACCTGCTGCTACTAATGCGTCAATATCAAGGTAAGCCTCGATATTTCTCATTACATGAGTATTTTTAGCTGATGGCATTGCTACGATAGAATCGGAAGATACGCCTGTGGTATCTTTAGAAGTTAAATCAAAAGTCGCCATTTATACCTCCCTACGCTACGTTGTATTTAGCAGTTACGATTGCTTCAGGTCGAAGAATCTTTCTGCCATATAAATGCATTCCACGAACAATGTCCGCAAAAGAGTCTGGGTCTCTGTAAGACTCAGTCTTTGTAATCTGAGAAGCCGAAGCTATAGCAGATGAATGCCCTGCCACGATAACACCATAGTTAGTATTTTGGTTCGCAGAACCTGAAGTTCCCGGACCTGTTCCAACAGCTGGTAAGTTATTTGACATATAGATATCAAAACCATGAAGTTGACCAACAGTTAGTCCTGACCTTAATCCACCTGATTCGCCAAAGTCTGCATTCAGAAGACGTGAGTCTTCATCTTTTAGAACTTCGATAAATGTTGGATGTAGGACAAGCCATCTGCCATCTGAATCCACGAACTGAGTATCAAGCAGTCTAGCCATTCTAGCAATAACCTGTAAAGGTGTTGCTGTAGCAGTTGCTTGTGCAGTTGCACCGCCTAGTCTTGGTGCGAGTGGAATAGAGTGGTCGCCTGCACTAGAAGTTGTGATGTTACTAAAACTATCTTTTCTTAGTTTCATTGAAGTCAACAATTCATCAGAACCTGCTGTTGAGACTGCTTTTGTGCCGCTTACAACGTCATTTGCAGTACCAGCTAAAGAACTAATTGCTGATTGCTTAAAACCAGATAAGTAACCAAGAACTTCCATATCATGTTGGTCTTTAAGTCTATATCCTGCTCTATCAGATGCAAGAGACTCAAAGTTTACATGACTGTGTGCTTCTTCGATATCGTCTACTTTGAAAGCAAAGTAATTTGCTTTGTCAACGACAAGAGAAAAATCTTCGTCGTCGAGGTCTTGTGGTTGAATGTTTACGCCTCTAGCGTATTCCTTCACTGTGATTTCTGGTTCTTTAATAATTTTAACCGTATCACCATAGTTTGCAATTTCTCCGAAGTAATCACTATTAGTAATTGATTCAGCTACGGAAGATTTGCGGAAAGCCTGCTGAACTTTCTGGGAATAAATAATTGGACTGAAATTACCATTAGGTAAATTCCCGTATCCAGCAGCAGTTTTAAAAGCCATAATATTTCTCCTTGGGCTATAATACTACAATTTCTGAACACATATGAAAGACCAGACAGTACAGGTATCCTAAAGGGGCTGAACAAAACTGGGTAGTTTCTCAGAGTCTAAAATCGTTTTTATGTAGGGTAAGAGTAGTTGTTCAAAGAACAAGGTCTAATGTAGTACTATTTTGTACCACACTTTTCTACATTTGTAAAGAAAAAAATTAAGAAGCAGGTCTACTTACGTCATAAATAAAGTTTCCAGCTCTTATAGCTGACATAATAGACTCTTCATTTTTTTCAAACTGTTGGGCTGTCATTTTAGCAACTTGTGATTCTTTAAACTGATTTGACTGTTTTTCTTTAGTAGGAGCAGGACTTGCAGATGTTTCTTTTGTTACTGCTTTTGCTGCATCTTTACTACTAAAAGATTTTTTAGTTTGGGACAATCCCATATCAGATTTATACAAATCAATCGCTCTAGCAGCAGCTCTAGCATCACTATCGTTTTCATATAATGCCTGCTTTATTAGATTAGGTTGTGTCTCAACCCAGTCATGAAACTGTTGGTCATTTCTAATTTCATCAAAATCAGGATGTGCCGCCATCAGTTCAACTTCTGCTTTAGCTCTATCAGCGTGTGCTTCTTTTTCAGCTATAATTTTCATTCTGTCTTCTAGAGACGAATCTAATTCTTTTGCTTTTTTAGTTGCAATAGTTTCTATTACTTGTGCAACATCAGGATACTTAGCAGACCAACTTGCTAATTCTTCTTCAGACTTAGGCAGTTTAATTTCTTTACTAACTGTGCCTGCAACTTGTTCTTTTAATTTAAGTATCTCTTTTTTATATTCTTCTTCTTTGCTTTGAGAGTGTCTGCGTAAATCGCCATATCTCTTTTTAAAAGTTTTTTCTTCAGGATTTAAAGAGTCTGTTTCGTCAGCATCTTTTTTTTCATTATCTTCCTGTTTTAATGCTGCATCTCTTTCAGCAACTAACGTATTTAGATTTTCTTCTTCATTGTTATCATTACGTTTATATTTAATAGGGGTTTTTAATATTTCTTTTTTAACAGCTTGTTCAGCCATAGTCTTCTCCTCTTTAGAGCCACCAGTTGCCTGTCAGGGGTGATGGGTAGCCAAAGTACGACCTAAGTCGTGAAAGTATTATACTGTACCTTATTTAAAAAGTCCAGAGACTTTTCCTACAATATAACAAATAGGTTCTAATATTGCTCTTTCAATAGCACCAACAGGATGTCTGCCTTTGCCACGTTTTTGTAACCAAATATCAGCAGTTCTTCTTCTTGCAAAGCCTTCGCCCCACCATCTAAATGTTCTAGCAGATAAGGTATTACTTGAATACATCCATTTAACTAATGGTTTAAATATTATATGATATCCTTTTTGGTAAGCTTTATCTAAATCTTTACTTTGATTTAGCCATATAGCCTGTCTAAATGAACCAAAACCATATTGATTATTCATAGCAGTACAAACAATCTTATCATCTTTATCATCTTTTTTATCATCACCAGTAGTATCAACAGCTACAGCTTTATCATCAACAGCTATAACTCTTCCATCATCACCTGTAGTTAATTTTACTCCAGAGTCTCCACTGCCTACAACAGTTGTACCTTTGTCAGTAACTTTTACATTAGCCTTTACTGGAGCTTGTGCCATGCCTGTTCCTGATTCATAATCATCTTCTTCATAAACATTATACTTTTCAGTCGGTTTAGGGTCTTGGTCATTATCAACAAAGTCTGGTGTTGTTAGTTGAGTTGGAGCTCCTCCAACTTCTTGGTCCATACTGTCTATTTCTTCATCTGTGTAAGGCACATAGGTATCTGCTGCAGTATCACCACCAGTGTTACCACCAGTATCACCACCAGTATCACCACCAGTATCACCACCAGTATCACCTATATTTGCAGTAGCATTCTCATTTAATAGAGCATTTGTTTGAGCATTAATTTTATTTACAGAAACGTTTTGTGGGTCTCTTGTGCCTCTATCTAAAGATTTATATTGATTTGGGTCGCTTGCACGAAATCTAGCAATAGCAGAATCTATAGGTTTAGTACCGTCAGGTCTTTCTGCGTTATTAAAAAGTGCTTTACTTATTCCTTGAAGAAGACTTCCAGTCATATGCTTGCCTTCTTTTATAAAATTAAAAATATCTTCATTTGTCGTCATGCCTGCAGCAACAGCCGTTGAAACAGCTCTATCGTATCCAGCATCTAAATTTTCTCGTGCTAATCTCATACTTTCAGGAGATGTAGAATCATCTCTTGGGTCTTCAGGATTTATATCTTCAACTAATTTAGCTGGAGTTGTCTCAACCTTTGGAGGTTCAACAGGGACTTGAGCAGGAGGATTAATAATATCTTTATATTCTCCTACATTACCAGCTTCAATAGGTCTAGTCGGGTCAGTAACAGGTGTCATACCCATACCATATGGAGGCATTCCATAAAAAGGAGGACCATAAAAAGGAGGCATCCCATATCCCGGAAAACCATACCCCGGAAAGCCAAATCCTTGCATAGGAGGCACAGTTGGTTTTTGAACAGCAGGTTTTTGTTGTGGTGTTCTAACAAATTTAGCTGAGGCGGCTTCAGGTGCATTCATATTAGCAAGACCTCTTTGTGCTTTTTTAATACCTGAGTCATAATTAATTTGTCCAGAGTCTTCCATTTCAGATAAACCCATAAGAGCTTCTCTACGTAATCCTTCATACGTACCAAGACCATGATATCTTACTACGTTAGCTGGAACAACTAATTCACCTTCGCTCATTAATACATGTTGGTCATCTCTAACTTCATCAGGAGTTGCTCCCGGAGGTGGGTCTTTTGGTGTACCCATAGAAGCTTCTTCATATTCTGGCATAGGAGAACCACCAAGTCCAATAACAACAGACATACCTTTTTTATCTTCTTTTGTGCCACCACGTTTTGCCCTCATTGGCATTTCAGGAGCAGGAGCGGCTAGACCTTTTTGAGCAACTTGCATTTCAAGAGTGTTAGCTGCAGGAACTGCAGGAGAAGGTGTTTGTTCTACTTGTTTTTTTTGACTTTGTTGTACTACAAGGTTTAAAGCTGCATCTCTTGGGTCTTCCCCCGGATTAATTTTTGCAATCGTTGGTACTTCAGGAGTTGCCATTAGTGCTGCTGGATTACCTGCTTTTGGTCCACCTCCTTGTGGGTCAGCTTGTGCTTCTGTCATAGGCAATGGTGCTTGCCCTCTTTGTGTTTGTGCCATTATCGCTCCTCCTTGGGCTTTTCTTTGTGGTACTGCATCACTTAGTGCTTTTGAAAATTCAATAGGGTCTCTGCCCTCTGGCACTAGCAATGCATCTCCTAATTCTTTAGCTTTTTCTACTGCTTCTTCGTTAGTTAATTTATAAAGCTTGCCTTCTTTATTTATTCTAATAGTTGGAATTAAATATTTTTTTCCATCCATTTCTACATCAATGGTTCTCATGGTTTCATTGTCGTCAGTCGTTGGCGTAGAAGGGTTAAGTGCCCTTAATAACCAAGACGGTAAATTATTTTTTTCCATTAGCTATTACTTCATCTCTTAAAGTTTTTAATCTTTTTAATTCTCTAATTGCACCTTGTGCCATATGAACTTCTCTAATGTCTTCAGTCTGCTCAAGCACCTTGTGCATATCTTCTATACGTGACTCCATATATATTTCTAAGGACTCCATATTCTTTTTAACATTTACAAATGACGCTAGTTTGCGTGCTACATCAACTATCATCTTTTTCCTTTGGTAAAAATACTAAAACAAACGACCCGCATTCTGGACAAGATAAATTAGTTTCCATACTATAATCTTCGTCATCTTCTTCAATATCGTGGTCGCCACCCCAAATTAATTTTGTTTGGCAATGCCAACAGTTCACTGTACGCCTCCAAGTAACTGTTCTAATCCTTGTGCCCCTTGTGGTTCATCTTGTGTCTTTGGTGCACTAAATCCTTCTTCGCCCGGAACTGGTGCTTGTCCAACGCCTATGTTGCCTCCACCACCACCTGATGGGTCAGCAGCATTTACGCCTTGTGCTCCACCTTGTTCTCCACCATCATCTTTAATACCCCCAGCAGCTTTAATTATTTCTGCTTGTATAAACGCTTCTCGTTCATCATTAATTAACTTTTCGGCATCTAAGTCCATAGCTGAACCAAGCTCTCTTAATATAACTGGTATTTTTAAATAAGGTGCTACAGCAGGGTTATTACCAATTTGTAACAGTTGTAGTAGTCTTTGACTTCTAACTTCATTTTTCATAAGACTTTCTGTACCACGTGCTTTAACTTCTAGGTCTCCACGTGCTTCAGGGTCAAAGTCAAATTGCATATTAAAAGCAAAAAGTGCCTCGCCTAAAGGTTGTAGTAAATAATCATCTAAATTTTTTACAACGCTTTTTATAGATAGCTGAGCTGCTCCCATCAGCATGCTGATACCAGCGGCTGTTCTTCCTGTACCTGCAACCCCTGTTTGTCCATGCGAATAAGACGGAATGCCTGTAGCATCATCTGCTAAGACACGAGCCTTATCAAACATCATCATATTCTCTTGACTGACGTTAGGGTATTTAGTTCCGAACAGAGCTTGACCGGGTGCTCCTCCTTGTCGTCTAAATACTTTGCCGGGATATACCTGTAAGTCTTGCCCCGGAACTAAATTAGTTTCATCTATTTCAAATACTAAGTTGCCTGATAACACAGCATTATCAACAGCCATTCTCATAAAACCATTCATAAGTGTTTGTGAGTCTGCCATATTTTCTGCAAGTCCAACACCAAAGAAAGAATATGGATTTGTTTCATAAGGTGTTGCAAAATATGGAATACGTTTTGGACTAAACGGATTAATAACCATTCGTAGTATTTGATTATTACAAACCCAAATATTAACTTGTAAGGTATCTACTTCTTTTAATTCATTAGGAATATCAAGTCCTGCTTCTTCTGCAAGACTTTTATCTATGTTGCCCCAGAACTCTAATATTTCAAATCTGTCAACATCATATTGAGTTTCATTGTCTCTAAGGTCTGTTTCCCACCATTTACGTGTATAGTTATACCCCATTTCAATACATTCGTTAATAGCATCTTTATCAAAGTAAGGTCTGCGTTTTAAATTTCTTAATTCAGAATGGCTCATCTTATGTCGTTGAATAGCATATTCTACTTCAGACATATTATTTGCATCATAGTCAGGGTAAAAATTCCATATAGATACAGATTCTACTTTAGGAACTGTTTTACTTTCAGGACTGTAATTACCTTCTTCATCCCAATTTGCCATTTCTTTATCAAAAGCAAAAGGTCCTTTTAATATACCTGTGCCAAACAGTGCCATTTCAAAAGCAACATTACGTAAATGTTTAGAAGCACTAGACTCTTCTAATTGGTCTAATATTTTCTTTTCCATTCTTTTAGCTGCTTTTTGTGCAGGATAAAATGTTTGTGCTGTAGGTGTTTTACCAACACCCATATTTACTTTATCTTGTATAGGGTTTAAAGTATCTTCAAAAGCTCCTAACTGCATCTCCTGTTCAAGAGATTGTTTTGTTGCACCGGGGGCTAAATCTTTGCCATCTCCCGGAAACCCATATACATTTTGCAATTCTTCCATAGAATTTTCTGGGTCTTTAGGGTCAAAGTGAACAGCTTCTGTAACTCCATCAGGTATCCTTGTCGGGTCTACTCCTAGCGGAAATCTTTGTCCTGCAAATAAAACGTCAATAATTTGTCCGTATGCTGCAAGAACTTTTGTTTTAGTTATCTTAATAAATACTTTTGACCTTTCAGTTTCAGTAAACTGCATGTCTGTGCTATATAGACCTCTATATTGTCTATAAGCATTAAGCCATCTTTCTTCATCATATCGTCTTGAATCTTCAGCAGAATCAAATTTATCTTTTACGTAAGCTGCTAATTCTTCTTTTGGAGACTTTGGTGCAAACACCATAGCTTCAATATTTTCGTCTTCTTCTGCCATAATTAATATCCAAATATGTTATCTGCAGGTTGCCACTTTTGCATTGTTTTTTCAGGGTTATAATCAAATATTGATTGTGACCTTGGTCTAGACATTACACCATAACGCAAAGCGTCATATAAGTGGTCTTCTGCTTTTGTATCAACATCTTCACTATTACTTTTATCTAGTGGTAACGTTGGTAGCTGTGCAATTAAATTTGTGCACGTATTAAAAATTGTTATTCCTGCCTCTTGTGTATCTTCATCTACTTGCAATCGTCTATGTATTTCATTTTTGCCCGCAACACGTGAACCTCTGCTTCTGTCAGATGGTCGCCATCTACAACCTGTAGCAATCATCTGTTCTGCTAACGACGGTCCTGTGTCTCCTCTTTTGTGCCAACAAGAGCTATCCAATACACCATAGCTAATCTGCCCATCATTTAATTCTTCTTCCAAGACAGCATACGCCAAATCTTTTGCCGTATACTTTGATAAGTATAACTCACGATAAATAACCAACTGTTCATTAGTTGGATTAACTGCAAACCAAAGGACCGCACTGTACGAAGAATACCCATAATCGCATGCACGAAACCTCCTCCAACTAGCTGGCACTGAATAGCTATCCACCACGTGGTACTTCCTATTAAACTCAGCAAACGCTGCACCTTCTGCGACATCCCAACTTCCTTCTAATAATTGTCTACGTTGCGTCTCTGGTAAAGAGAGCAACATGGCTTCATAATCCCCTGCGTTATACAAGTATGGATTATCAAGTAGTTTTGCCGGTATGAACCTTCTACTAAAAAGGGGCATTCCCGACTTGCTATGGGCTTTTGGATATCTAAGCGTTTCGCCTGTTGTGATATCAGTTGCCCAAAACGCTTTATTTGGTACGCAAGGGTCGATAAACATTTTTTTAACCCAACTATGTCCCGGACCTCCGGGGTTTGTTGTTCCACGCATATAGACCGGAAGTGAGGAGTCTGCCGTTCTGAGACGTGAGCGTAAATAATCCCAAGCATATGGTGTCGGATACTGTGTTAGTTCATCAAAACCTATATACGTAAATGCCTGACCTTGGTAACGTAGAACATCTTTCTCTTGTTCTAGGTATGTCATCCATACACGTGCCCCCGAAGGGAATGTCCATTGACTTTTTCGTTCTTGCCATTTAGCACCCGGAAAAGCTCTAGGGTATATCTCTTGAGATTTATGTATAATCTCTCTTAATTCATCATTCGTTCGTCTGAGTATAAGAGCATTAGTTGCACCATTGCCACAGTATCTTAAAGGGTCAATAATTAAACTATATGTCTTACCTCCTCCAGCTGCTCCACCATATAAAACTTCTCTTTCAGGAGCTGCTAAAAATTCTGTTTGAGGACCGGGGTTTGGTCTAAATAAAACTTCTTGTTCCGGCTGTTCCTCTACTGAAGTTACATCAGGCTTAAACAATACTTCTTCAGCTGCAATATTGTTCTTGGTTAAGTCATTTAATTGTCGTTGCGTATGTCGCAACTTCATTTTAGCAGACCTTACTTTTCTTCCTTTAGAGCTCTTAACCTTAGACGTTGACTTGAGTTTCGTCCGAGGCGGAATAGCGTTTTTGTTGACCATGCCTTCTTCTGTCAGATTTGTCTTTCTTCATACGTTTCCACAGTCCCATTGAACTTATCTTTCGTCCTGTGTAATCCGTCAACCATCTAGCTACTTCTGTATAAGATGACTGCTTTAAATATTTTTCTGCCTGTTCTAAAGCTTCAAGTTGTTCTTCAATGGGTTCTAAAGCATACTTATTATCTTCAGATTGTTTGTATCCCCAAGGGACAGTTGGTCCTTTTAAACTACTGTATCGACTCATCTTCTTCTTTTTTTGCAGGCAAAACAAATAAACCTACTGGCTTGTTTGTTTCTATATTTATCTTTTCTACCTTAGAAAGACCTACTCTGTCAAGTATTTGTTGTGATGCAAGTAACTTTTCTCTAGTACCAATTTCTGTAGGGTCATCTAAAACACCAACCATAGACATTACAGCTTTAGGAGCATGTGCTGCCATTTCTAATTCTGCACGTTCAATTATTTCATGACGTATAGATTGAATAATATGATGAGGATTTGTATTTTCAGAATAACCTGCAAGTCTCATAGCC